AAGGTCAGCAATTATAATGTTTACCGAATAGGTGGCAATTTGTTCTTGAACGGTTATATTATTTATTGTGACGTGTTGCAATGGATATACGTTCACGGCCTTAAATGACTTTTCGGTCATATTCCCGTGGGAATAATTCCAACCTAACTCGTTGGCAATCTCTTTAAGTATGGCGAAAATTCCGCCTAAATTATCTTTGCTCATCGTTTTTTATTAATAATTTGTCGCTCAAGTTCTGCCATATCGGATTTGTAAGCACCCCACACGAAAGCGGTGTGAATGGCCAATTCGCTAACTTCTCTAAATTTAGTAACATCCCCTCCAGTGAGTAAGTGGATGAACCCCATCCATCCCCACTTTTTTGAGAATTGGTTTTCGTCTGCGCTTCCTTCTTTTGCTCCAAATATTTCAGGGTACAACGCAATAAGTCGATTCCTAAACGCCAAAAAAAAAGCAGCGCACCAAATGCCACGTCGCTCGGCATATCCTTAAAAGCATCGTTTACCTCGCCTTTATATGGTGCGATAAGATAGCGTTTACCTTGCCCTTCTTTTATGATAGGGCGATATAAAACCGATAAAACTTTGTAAGTGTCTTTGGGTTCTTTTTGGTAGTTTTCTATATCTATAAACTCACCCGTGGTTATATCATCAATATTTGGAATAAATCCGTATTTAACGCCCTTGTGTTCGAATGTCGTTTGTAGTTCGGGGGTTTCGTTTAAGAATTTAGAGATATGCTCAACGGCCTTGTTTAATACCTTTAAAGGCAAACGTGCGGTTTCACTATTCGTAAGACCTAAAAAAATACTTACGGCTTTTATACCCCGTTCGGTCTCTTCTTGATGCGGTAGTGAATTATATTCCACCATTTGATAAAGCGGCACTTCGCTTAGATGGGTGGGTATCGTTATTTCCATACTTAAATAACGCCCAAAAATGCAAATGTTTTAAGGGCAAAAAAAAAGGGCCGTGAAGCCCCTTAATCTTTCCAATACTGCTTAACTATCTTGTCTTTTAATTCGACCTTCATTCCCTTTTTAAAAAGCATATTTTGAACCTTTGCGTATTTACTGCCTTTCTTATCCCACTTTGGAAAGCGACAACCATAATCGTGGTGAGTCATTTCCCACGCTATACTCGCGTGAAATGGGTTATCAAATAATAAATGCTCAGGGATATCGCCACACTTGGCAACAAGCACACAATTATAATGTGGGCGTTCCACCTTGAAAAACTCCATAACATCAACTAACTTTTTCATTTTACGTTTTCTATTAAGTACCTGAAACATTCGGTTTCTTCTATCTCATTTGCAAAAGTCATATACTGCATAACCATCTCAATTTTTTCGTACTTATCGCCAAATTGCGCATTTGCTTGTTTTGCAGTACTGTACCATTTTGAGCCAGTGTTTACCGCTCCGCTATTAGCCATTTTCAAAATGTCTTGCGCAGACCATTCCTTAGTATTTTTAAACCCGTTATTCATATCGCTACCGTTTTGCATACCACAAATATACACCTATTTTGCATATTTGCAATACGCAATGAAAATAATTTAAAAATAATTATCTCACGTCGTACTGCCCGAAATTTCTCTTAATCCCGATGGCTTCCATTTCGTGGTATCTGAACGCATCTAAGGCGTGGTCCACCCCGATGGGTCGGTTCATAGTGTTCCCGCTTTTGTCCTTATCCCAAATGTAACCCCGTAGTTCTTTAATTAGGTCGGTGCTTCGCTTGGTTATAAAATAGGTTTGCTCTTGCATAACCTGAATCCCGTAATTAATCGAGTCCTTGCCTTTGGTAACCCCTCGAATTGTTTTGCCATACCTTCGGATTTCCTCGATGCTTTTTGGCTCGGCACTATCCGCATAACAAATAACCCCGCTTTCAATATGCTTTGCAATATCGCCGTTCATCATACCAGAGCGGTAAAGTATTTGGTCGATGTACCTTTGGCCGTTAAATAAGTAAATCGCAACCAAGGCGGTCGGGTCGTTGCTATAACCAAAATCCAAGCCGTAACCGATTAACTTTGCCTCATCGGGAATACTATCCACTAATTGGTAGTTACTGAATACAACCCCCTCTAAATTGCCTATTTCCCCCAAGCCGTATACTCGCCACCAATTGGCCCAATATTCGGATGTCTTTGCCTTTTCCTTTGCTTTTTCTATTTCCTTTACTATGCTTTTATCAAGGGCCTCATTATCCTTGTAAGTTAAAACTACCATCTCGGAATCGGGGTCGGATTTCAATTCGGTATCCACCCAAAATTCGCTAACTGGGTTGTAATCCAAATAAATGAACCTACGGGTTCGAATTGCTAATTGGTAGTAACTTTCCCATTCGATGTTATTGCACTCATTGATAAATAAAACGTCACGCCTTGCGCCTCGCAATTTGTCGGGTTGGTCTGCACTAAAAAACTCAATAAAACTATCATTGCTAAAAGTGTATGTCAAACTTGACTTGTTCCATTTGTCAGGAACAAACATCCCAACCATTTCCATAATCTTTAAAAAGTCACGAATCGCACCCCTTCGCAAATGCGGGATAGATTCCGCCACCACCGATATCTCGCATCGTGGTGTTTTTACCGCATAGGTTATAAGCATTGGAATAATGCTGAACGTCTTGGAACTGGATGTACCACCACGCACGATTCGGACACGCTTTCGCATCCGTGCAATTTTGGTTTGAGCGGTGGTGGTTTGTAGCATTAAATTTCCGCTTGTGTCTTAATTAACCAATCCAAATACACTTTCGCTTTTTCCAAATCCTCCACGCCGTTCTTGCGGTCAAACCTCCAAACGTATTTCATAACATTACCTTTTAGGAATCCGACAAATTGTTGGGCTGACATTGAAGCCTTGATGGCTTGTATACATTCTATTTCGCCACCATAGTGGTCAGGGCTTGTATTGCTCATTCTTTTATGTCTAAATCAATTCCGTTAAAAATAGGCCGTTCGGTTTGTAGGTCGATGGGTTGCGTTGGCATACCAAAGGTGGAATCCATTAATTGTTTATATGCGGCCACGTCACCCTTTCGGGCTTTGTGTATCATTGCCAAGGTAATTAAATCTTCTTGGCTTAGGTTCTCATCAATGCCAGTTATTGGGTTCTTTGCGTTCTGCATTGTTTCAAGCCATTTCCGTGCAATGGTGCTTCGGTTCTTGCTTCCCTTTGGTCGGCCGTTTGGGTTTCTAATTTCCCCAAATTCAGGGGGTGGTATTAAGTTTTCGGGGTTTGGCATAATTTCCAATTATTTTCCAATTAAATTTAACAACGTTTCAAATCCGTGTTGGTTTATATAATCAAACCCATTTGCACCCATAGGAATTACATTCGGGCAAGGGTTAAAGACCTCCAACATTCTTTTTATTTTTAAACCTTCGGCAATTGCAAAAGTCGATGATTGGTTACCGATAAATAACTTACACGAATTTAGCAAGGTTGCAGTTTGCAAAGCATTTTCAAGAATTATCCGTTCAGGCTTTATATAATGAATTTTACAAAAATTATCGTATTCGTGGTCCAACCCGACAAAAACAAAATCATAATTTGCCAATATGCGATAATCCACTTTAGGATTGCGGTAACGGTCGGTTAAATTAACAACGATAATATTCTTGTATTGTTCATCTTTTGGTGCCTCAATAAATGGGCCGCTTAAATCTTGCTGCAATTCGGGATATACATAACCGTGATTTCGCTTTAAATCCCCAGCGGCTAAATTTAAACCAAGCCTTCGAAATTGGTCGAAATTGTAATTGACCAAATTTCCATCGTGCTTTTGTACATTGGCAATATAACTTTGATATTCCAATAGTGGCTTTATGTAGTTATAAGTGGTTTCATTGATACAATATTTACCACTTGAATGGTTTGGCGTTCCTGATATTTCATTGAACCCAACATTAAAAATAACCTTGGCTTGGTTTATTTCCGCTGCACGTTTTACAAAGGGCAATGAATAAATCAAATCGCCTAAGTGGCCCGATTGTAACACACGGATGGTTTTTTCAAAGTTTTCCATAATTTTAAATTGTTTGTAATAACTCTATTCGCTTTTGGTTTATTGTGTCAATGTTGTGGTGAATTTGGCAGTATTCAAAATTCTTTTGCCCTTGCTCTTTTAATTTTTTACTTTCAATCATCTCGCCAACGGCGGTTACCCAATCGTTGTTCTTTACAAAGGTTACCCCCTCATTTTGGGCGTGGTTGGTGTATGGCTCCACATCACTTACGGCAATAGGTAATTTGTAAGCGGCGGCTTCAACTATCTTTAATTCGCTTTTGTGTCGGTTAAAATTGGTTTTTGTCAATGGGGCTAACACCAAATCAATATGAGCGTAGTATTTCCCGTACTGCAAAACATTAGTGGCCTCGGCAACCCAAAACCAATTGGGCCTATCCTTACTATCGTGAACCGCCTTTTCCATTTCCAAATACAAAGGGTCTAAATGCTTGTAACCGCATAGTAAAAAACGGGCGTTGTATTTTGTACATAGGATTTCCATTTGCCCCCTTAATAACTTTAAATCTTCGAGGTGGGAAAATCCCCCAACGTATCCAATTGTAAATGGGTGTTTTGCCACTGCGTTCCATTGGTTCACGCTTGTATCAATGTAATTTGGAATTATGTGTACATTGGGATTTATCTCGGCTACTTTTTCGGCAAGTTGCCAAGTGGTACACCAAACCATATCGGCTAATTTCAGGCTTTCAATTACTGACTTCTTGCCCTTTTCGTTATAAAGTTTATAAGCGGGGTTGTATTTTGGTACATTCCAGTAATCATCAATATCAACTATAATTTTTAATCCCTTTGCTTTTGCTTCCCGTAGTTTATCCATATTCACCAAATAACGGGATACCACGCAAACGTCAAAATCGGAAAAATCTACGGCGTTTATTTCGGTTTCGTGGATGGCAAAGGTAATTTTAGTCCGCTCCTTGATGTATTCAAAAGGCATAGCCAAGCGATGGTATTCCACGGCACCGACCGCATCGATTAACACTATAATTCTATTGCTGCTCATCATCGGCTATCGTTGCTTTCTCAATCCCTAAAACTCGGTAATGCACTTGGGTTAACATTTCCTTGTGTTGCTTCTTATCGCCGTACTCATCGTGGCACGGTCTACATAGGGCCATTATATTCCCAATATTATCCGCATACTTTGAACCGCCCATTCCACGGGCTTCGATGTGGTGTAAATCCTTTGCAACCGCTCCGCAGACTTCACAAAGTATTGTGTCGCTTTTGTCATAGCCAAAGTGCTTAAAATAAATTTGGGTATGTTTTTTCATTGGTACGGTAGTAAAGGGATAGGCATCCATAAAGTGACTTGTTCCAATGGTTCGCCAGTGTGTGCCTCAAACCAATCGCCATCGTGGTAATAACCAACGTAAGCCACATCGCTATTCGCCTCAAATACAAGTACGGGGGTGAAATCTTCGGGTAGGGTGTCTAATGTGCTTCTATATGCTTTCATTTTTGCAGTAATATTTGAATCGCTTGTTCTAAAGTCGATGCAATGTTATAAAGTTCGTTTTCGATGCGCTCGGCCTCTTCTATTGAATAAGTTAGGGTAATATTTTTAGTGTGGGAATCAGGCGTTTCGCTTTCATCCTCCTCATCAAAAACCTCTAACGGAATGTCCAACCCCCAATCGGATAACTGCTCAACCTCCCATTCGTTTGCCAATTGCTCCCAATCCCACTCACCAAATCCAACATTGTCTTTTATAATAAATTCGCTTTGTTGCTCCTTGGTTAGTTCACTGGCTATAATTATAGGGACTTCGGTCAATCCCGCCTCAATACAAGCCTTTAACCGCATATTGCCGCCCAATACCACATATTCCGAATCCACGACAATCGGGCGCAAATTCAGCATTTCGGGAAAGTTTCGAATACTTTTAACTAATTGGGTGAACTTACCATCTTTTATGTGGCGAGGATTTGACGGGTTAGGTTTCAATAACCCAATATCAACTATTTTAATGCTCATACGTTTCGTAAACTTTATTTATTTCCTCTACCATTTTAGACCATTCACGGGGGTTGCAAGTGCAAGGTCGGTAAATACGTCTCGCCTGAAATATACGGCTCCATATTTGGCTAATTTGGTCGGCCATATCTTTTGTGAGATGCGTTGCATTTTGGCTTTTGTAATTTTGGAACCAATGAAACTCAACTTCGGTTAAACAAAGTGGTTGTTTTCCGTACGGAAACATTTGGTTTAACTTTACTTTTCGCTCATCGCATCCGCAATCCTCACCCGCAATAAATTTAACAACCTTTTCAATACCCGTTGCCTTGGTCACCTTGGCTATCGTATCGCCGAGGCCTTGCGATGGCCTCTTTTTGGTCGATGGCTTCGCAGTAACTTTTATATTTTCCATTATTTTCGAATTTAATTAAATTTTTTGCATTCATCAAACGGTTAAAAATTGAATGTAAAGGGATACCCGTGCGTTTTTCAATTTCCCGCATCGACAATTTATAAACAAAATGCAGTTCCAATAACATTTGGTCGTAATCGCTCATTTTGTCAATGGTTAATTTTATCTCAATCATTAATTCCTCGTATTCATTTTCGCTATCATCGGGCGGTAAAATCGGGTCGTACAAAGTTTCATCATAATATTCCCTTT